AATTTGTTTAACCGGGCGGACGCCCATTTTGGATGATAAGAAAATGTCTTGTTGCAACGAAGATGGAACTTGGGTGGGAACCAAGCTGAAATACGCCCTCACCATACGGGCGGACGGGTTCGATATGGACGAGGACGACTTCATGGTCGAAATCAAGCGGGGGGCGAACAGCATCGTCCTGAAGAAGGAAGATATAGAGCGGGACTCCGAAGGGCAGTATTATGTGTGCTTCGACACGACCGAGCTCGGCAGCGGTTCCATCTGCGCGGTGGTGACGGCTTATGTCCCGGATGCAGACTTCCCGGACGGCGTTCGCACAGAGGTGATGAAGATTAACCTTATCGTCGCACGCGGTGTATGAGCTGCCTGACCGTCATAATGAACCGCGTAGGGGGCGTGGAGGTCGCGGCCGAACGGGTCGGCGGCGCTACTGCCTGCATGGAACGGAAGGGCGGCATGGGCGTGGATATGGGCCTCGTCTGCACGACGAGCGTCGGCGTGATTGTTTTGTGGGCTGCGGATTACATGCTGCTCACTGTGGATAACGGATATTTATTTGTGAAATAACATGCCAAGGGGATATCAACTGACTCAATTCGGAAGCGAGGTGCAGGCCGCCCTCGACAAGATAATCGCGCTGGGGCCGGCATCCGCCACGGTAGACGGAATAATGACGAAGGAGGACAAGGCCAAACTTGACGCCATCGGCATCCACTACAACACGACGGAGTATTGGAACGCCCAAGTGGGCTATGTCCCAGAACCCGGCGAACTCGTCATATATGCAGACCACAAGGTGGTGGACGGGATTGCTTACCCGGGCATCAAGGTGGGCAGCGGGAACGGATTTGTCCAAGACCTCGCCTTCGTCGGGCAGGAGGAGGCAGACATCCTGCTCGCCCACATCTCCAACGCTGCGGCACATACTACGGCAGCCGAGAAAATGTTTTGGAACCGCAAACTCAATGTGGACGATGCACAAGAGGTGTTCGGGGAGACACTTGTGTTCAATAGAAATTAACCATAAACGATACAGAAATGGCAGACATCAGCAAAATCACATTGCCTTCGGGCAATACCTACAACCTCAAGGACCAAGGGGCACGGGACCTCATCGCCGAACTCGAGGGCGGTTCCTACTTCCTCGGAGTGACCACCACGGCCCTTACCGACGAATGCACCACCAACCCCATCACAGTCGGGGGTGTGAGTGTGACCGCGAAGAACGGGAACATCGTCGTCTACGACAAGAAGGAGTTCGTGTTCAACGGCACGAAATGGTTCGAGTTCGGTGACCTCTCCGCACTCGGCACCCTCGCCTACAAGGATACCGTGACACTCAACAAGGGCACGGCCAAGAAGGTCCTCGGTTCAGGAACCACCGCGACGGCCTCCGCTCCCACCGTGAGCATTTCCGGAGGAACGACCGACAAGGTGCTCGGCTCCGGAGCCACCTTCGAGACCGTCGTCACCCCCTCCAAGACGAACATCAAGGCGACCGCGAGCGGTGCGGCTGTCGGAGCAGACGGGACGGCACAGGCCATCACCGGCCTCGGAACCCCGACCAAGGTGTCGTTCGTGAAGTCCGTCACGGCGGAGAAGAGCAACAAACTCGTCACGACGACCGTCCCGAATGTCACCTCCGTAGGTTCTGCTTCGGACTGGGGATTCGCTATGGGCTCCGGCAGTGATGCGGAGACACTCATCATCTCCGGGGGGAACGGGACGGCCCCCACCCTCGGGACGGCAAAGACGGTCGCCACGGGTTCGGTTGCTGCAGACGGGACCGGCTCCCCGGTCGTCACCGATGTCGAAATCGGAGCATCTGCAGAGGCCATCACGGGCCTCGGAACTCCCACCAAGGAGTCCGTGCTTACGGGTGTCAAAATGACGGCCCAACCCACCGTGGCCCTCTCCACCGGAGCCGCTGCAGGAACCGGGGTCGTGGAGGTCGCAACGGGCATCTCCTCTGCGGCTACCTCCGTGGATGACAAGGACGAGGTGACCGCCGTCACCGGAGTCGGAACGGCTACGGCCTCCGCTCCCGCCATCACCATCAACAAGGACGAGGTCGATGTGGCGGAGCACGGCAACCTTTCCGTTTCCGTTTCCTAACATCCACCACCTATGGCAGATGCAAGCAAAATAAGACTGCCTGACAATTCGGTAGTGAACTTGAAGGATTCCCGGATACCGGGGGTGGACAGCACCCCCACTTCCGGGAGCACCAATGTCGTCACCTCCGGGGGTGTCTACGACGAGGTCCATCCAGCCGTGGTGTCGTCCCAACCCTCCGGAGGATTCCTTCCGAATATCCTCTACGAACTCGGGGAATTGGAGGGGGATACCACATTCGCCCTTGCTTCGGAGGTGTCGGGCATCGTGAACCACTACTACTGGACATTTGAGACGGGCTCCACAGCCCCGACCATCACTTGGCCTTCGGGCATCAGTTGGTGTGGGGGGTCGGCCCCCACCATCTCCACGAACAAGCACTACGAGGTTTCCGTCCTCGACGGGAACGCAATATCTATGGAGGTGTAGGCTATGGACGGACTGCTGGCAAGAAGGAGGATGATGATGGTTCTGTACCAAGAGGAGTACATCGTCTTCGCAGACCCGGAGGTGGAGAGGATATGTGCGGAGACTTGGGGTGACGGAATCGGCCTGAAGCCGTCACAGGCGGCGAGGGTGACGACCATCGAAAGATATTTCAACCAGAACACCCTCATCACATCGTTCAACGAACTTGTGTATTTCACAAGCCTGACCTATTTCTACGGACACAACAATGTGAACTATGGAGTTTTCGCCGGATGCACTGCGCTCACGAGCATAGTCCTTCCGGAATCCTTCGTGACCTTCGGGCGTGGTTCATTCAACAATTGCTCCGCTCTGGAATCCGTCACCTTCCCGTCTGGTCAATGTGTATTGAACGCCAACACCTTCTACGGGTGCTCCTCCCTTGCAGACCTCGGAAAACTCCGTGTGTCTGGATTCATTGAAAGCAATAGGGTCTTCTATAATTGCAGCCAACTCACCGAACTGGACTTCTCGGAGTCTACCTTTACAAGCATTCCGTCGTCTTCTGCGTCGGGCAACAGCATGACATACGGGTGCTCCCGGCTCACCACTGTCATCCTCCCGACGACATGCACATCGTTAGGAAACTACTTGTTTTATGGAAGGAGTTCAATCACATCTATTACCGGGCTTGACAATGTTGTATCAGTAGGTACATATATTTTTTACCGGTGCTACGGGTTGACATCACTCAATACGCCGAGCCTGACATCTGTCGGAAAAAACGCTTTTTATCAGTGTACACATTTGACATCGATAAATCTTGAATCGGTCACCACTATTGGGCAAGGTGCATTTGATGGTTGTACCGGATTGCAGGAGGTAACCCTTTTACACATAACATCCATAGGGAGCGAAGCGTTTCGCAGGTGCTCGAGTTTGACTGCTTTTATATGTGGTGTGTCTACGCCCCCCACACTTGGTACAAACTCCTTTTATCAGACAACTGGAGTAAAGATATATGTTCCATACAGTGTGGACCATTCGGTGCTGGCGGCGTATCAGGCGGCAACGAACTGGAGTTCGTATGCCAGTCAAATATACGAACTCGACGAAAACGGAAATATCCCTTCATAAGCCATGTACTACAAGATAATCAACGACCGGGAGGTGTTTTCCTCCTGCAAGGTAATAGAATTGAACGGGACATGGGTGAGCAACCCGACCGATGAGCAGATAGCCGCCGCTGGGTGGATGGAGTATGTCCCCCCGGAGGTCGTCCCGTCCCCACAGACGGAGCCGGACTACCACGATGTGATGGAGGCCGTGAAGAAGGTGCTTTCCACCGAGACGGACTCCTTGTCCGACGAGGAGGCCCTCGGGGTGGCGGCACTCTATCCCACTTGGATTTCCAAGACGGGGGAAAGTGTGGCCGTCGGGGAGAGGCTATGGTACGACGGCAAACTCTACAAGGTGGTGCAGGGGCACACGGTGCAGGAGGACTGGACTCCCGACACGGCTGTCTCGCTCTTCACGGAGGTGAGCATCGAGGAGTGGCCGGAATGGGTACAACCCACCGGGGCGCAGGATGCCTACAACACCGGGGACAGGGTGACCTACAACGGGAACCGCTACATCTCCACCATCGACAACAATGTATGGTCCCCCGAGGCTTACCCTGCCGGTTGGGAACTACAATGATAAAACAATAAACCCATGAGTTACCAAGACCCTACAACTGCAATCAACGGGGTGGTGGAAGGAGGAGTAGCCGCCACCACCGTCGCCCTACTGCACCAAACAGCACTCTCGATGATTCCCTATCTCATCCCTGCAATTCCACTCATCGTTCTGGACTTGCATTTCGGCATCAAGGCCGCGAAACACCGCTACAAGAAGTACAAGAAGGAGGCCGACCGTGTGACCTTTTCCCGTGCCCTCCGTGGGACTGTCGGAAAGGTTTTCGAGTTCGCATGCTGGCTCATCCTCGCCTCGTCCATGTCCGTGGCTTTCGAAGCCGAATGGATTGAGTGGGCAACCCTCGGTGTGGTGTATGTGAACGAAATCGGCTCTGTCATCGGAAACTACCTCTGCACGAAGAACATCGAGTTCTCCCTCTTGGAGTTCCTCAAGGCCGTGTTCGTGTATGTGGGGAGGTTCGTCGCGTCGAAAATCGGCATCATCGCCGACGATGTGACCTTCGACGGGGTGCTGAAGCCGATGCCCGACGAGAAGCCGAGGAACAAGAAGGGCCAATATGTGAAACAAGGGGATGCCCCCAAGAAGAAGAGGGAGAGAAAATGATTATCTGGATTGACAACGGGCACGGAAAGGAAACGAAAGGCAAGTGCTCGCCCGATGCGGCGAAGAAGATGTTCGGGTCGCCGTACTACTTCAAGGAATACTCGTGGTGCCGCGAGGTGGCGCAGATGGTCTGCGATATGCTGCAGGCGGATGGGTACGACGCCCGGCTGCTCGTCCCCGAGCTGCGGGATGTCCCGCTTGCGGAGCGCTGCCGGCGTGCGAACGCCACCGGCAAGAAGGACTCCATCCTCGTGTCCATCCACAACAACGCGGCCGGAAACGGGAGCCGGTGGATGAAGGCCCGGGGGTGGGCCGTTTATACCACCAAGGGCATAACGGAGGCCGACAGGCTCGCGGAGTGCGTTTATCGGAGGGCGGAGAAGGCTTTCAGGCGTCCCCTGACGGTCCGGGCGTATTCCCGGTCCCGGAAATACGGCCACGACTTCGAAGAGAACTACTACATCCTCCTGCACACATACTGCCCGGCGATTCTGATTGAGAACTTCTTCCAAGACAACAAGGAGGATGTGGCGTATCTCAAGAGCGCCGGGGGCAAGGCCGATTGCGCCGGGGTGGTCGTCGACGGAATCAAGGACTACCTGAAGGGGGCCGGCGCATGAGCTTCTGGATTATCACCTCGTCGGAGGAAGCCTTCGGCCCCTACGACAGTTACGAGGCTGCGTATCTCGCCGCCACCATCAACTTCGGGATGGAGGGATGGACCATCTCCGAAACTTGACCAACTTGACCCCCTAATTAACTAAACGAAAAAAACAAAATCAAAATGAGCAAGTATTGCACATACCAAGATAGACCGCTGCCCCGGCTTGCCTCTGGAGAACAAGACATTTCCGTGGGATGCGTGATATTCGGTGTCCAACACCAATGCAACGGGTGTCCGAATTGTGCTGAAATGGGTGATGTACATTATACTAACTCAACCACACCGACCCCTTATGATTTGTAAAGAATACTTTCCCGTTAGTACACACTCGAATAACCCGGATTGCAAGAATTGCAAATACAATGGTTATTTCGGTGGTTGCACGAATGTAAAGGTCCGAGTTGCAATAGCGCGTATTGTAAAAGGTGGAACTCAATCACAATGACCCCAAACTAACATTAATTTCGTTTGTTTATCTTGCTGAAAATTAGTAAATTAGAGAAAAAGAATATGAAAGAACGAGATTACTACATTAAGGTTGGGAACAAATGGCATCCCGTTATCCATTGGAACAAGGGAACGGGCCTCCCAGAAGAAGTCTCCCAAATCGGTTTCACCACCGAAGAAGTTCGGTCAAGGGAATGCCAGTTTATGCTGACCGGGAGGTACGAGGATAAAACCATCAAGCCGTTTTTTGACATACTCAACTCGACCCCCTTATGATTTTACTACACATATTTGGCAGACCGAACTCCCCGTGTTCCTACCACGGGGAACGGTCTTAACTCATTTATTGACCCCGATTCGCTGATTTATGCCATTATTCAAGTGTGCAAAATGTGGGTGCATTGAGAACACCGCCCTCGGTTGGTATTGGGCAGCAAAGGTATGTGCGGATGCTGCCGATTGGTCGGAGGTGGGCGAGGAATACAAGGGTATGAAACTTTGTTCCGAATGCGCCCCGAAGTATTGGAAGGACGGGAAACCCACCGGGTTTGGAAAATGGCACGGCAAATTCCCGAAAGAGTTTGAATAACTCATCTACTTTGACCCCTAACTGACTGACTTATGCGTAACAACGAACTATCGAAACAAATCCTCAAAGAAGCAGAGGAACGATTCAAAGACAAGAATATGAAAATCGAAATCACAATCAATGCCCCCGTGTTCGGGGAGGAAAAGATGGCCGACTACCTTCGCCTGTTCGCCCAGATGTTGCTGACTGCGGAAGGCGAAACGGTTTCCATCACGATTGACGGGGAGGCCATCAACCCCTATGACAAATACTCGACCCCTAATTGACTGACTTATGAAAGCGCCGGATAAAATCTATGTAGAAATCTGCGAAGACGGAATCTTCGCTTTTGAGCAACCGCCGTTTGAGGAAAGCATTGAATATGTTCGCAAGGACAAGACGATGCCAAATTCCACGGAACTCATCGCGGAGTGGGAAGAAACGAAGGCGATGCTCCAAGAAAAGGATTTCCGTGGCGACCCGTGGCGACTTGCATACAACGCATTTCTTGAAGGATTCGCAAAAGGGACAAGACCCCTGACTGACTGATTTCTTTGTTCGTAGATGTGGCAGAAAAGAAAGATAGAGATTTTTCCGGTGGTTTTCCTCCTCCTCATCGTATCGTGCTCCCCGAAGATTGTCGAGACGGTGAGGGTGGAAACCGTGAAGGAGGTCCGGGACAGCCTCGTGCTCCGGGACACGACCATCTTCGTCCCGATTCCTCTCGGGAAGGACCAAGCCGTCGTGCAAGTCGGCGACACCTCGCGCCGGGAGACGGCCGTCGCGCTTTCGGATGCGTGGGTGGGTGATGACGGGTTCCTCCACCACACCTTGGAGAACAAGAGCGGGGAGCTGGCCTACCGCATTACGCTCCCGGAGATGTATCTGGTAAGCACCGTCACCAATACCTCGGAAACGGCCCGTGTGCTCGTCAAGGAGGTCAAGGTGGAGCGTCCGTTGACTTGGTGGCAGAAAGTACGCCTGCGGGCGTTTTGGTGGCTTTTGGCGGCCATCGCGGCGTTCGCGGCGTGGACATTCAGGGGGCCGATTGTAAAATTTGCGAAATTATGGCTGAAATTGTAATCGCGGCGCTGCTGCTTTTCACGAACAAGGCGTACATCAAGCCGGACGAGATAGAGATGCCGAAGGTGTACGCGGAGAGGACGAGATAACCGGCCATCCGTCTACGCCCCGGGTTATGCCGGAAATAGCTGCGGGGTCCGGATTCGGCGTGGCCGGTTTTTTTCTGCTTAATATCCAGCGTGGAGTGGAGCGATTCGCCGCGCACTGGGTGCCTTTATTCTTACCTTTGTCAAAGTCGAAACACTCTCTGGAATGATTATTTACAACAGCGACGGGACCCCGTTCATGGGCATCAAGGTGGACGACGCGTCGTACCGCTACGAGGAAATCATGGGAGGGGACTACATCCACCTCGAGTTTTCTCTCGCTCAGCATGTCGAGCTCGAGCCGGGGATGTATGTTCTCTTCGGGAGCCGGAAATATGTGCTGATGACGCGGTCCGGGGTCACCATCCGGCACGGCCGCGACTTCGAATACAAGGCCTCATTCGAGGGTCCGCAGGCGCGGTTCAACAAATATGTGTACTACAACTACATCGACGGCCGCGTCAAGTTCGACATGGTCGGAACCCCCCTCGACCACCTGACTCATATCGTTGCGAACCTCAACATGAGGGAACCGGGAGTCTGGAGTGTAGGAGACTACATCTCGGATGTGCCGGAGCAGCTGGTGTCGTACAGCCACAACAAGGTGGGGGATGCCCTCAACATGGTCGCGGAGGCGTTCGGGACCGAATGGGAGGTCGTTCCGTCCGGGGCCGGCTACGCCATCAACCTCAAGAAGGTGGAGTACGACAAGGCGAACCCGCTCCCGCTCGCGTACGGCAAGAACGCAGGCTTCAAGCCGGGCGTTGGAAGGCTCAACTACGGCGACAACGGGCAGGTGGGCAAGGTCTACATCGAGGGTAGCGACCGCAACCTCTCCGTCGCGGATTACGGCGCGTCCACCCTGCACTTCCCGGTTTCTTTGGAGTTCTTGTTCGACATCAACGACAAGCTCAGCTATGTGGTGGGCGGCGTCCGGAAAACCGAGCAGGGGTTCGACGCCGGCAACTGCCTGCCGTTCGTGACCGACCAGTACGGCGCATCGGTGCGCCTCAACTTCCCGGTGGTGGAGGGGAACGAGGCATCGCTCGACC